ATCCCAAATATATGTCTAAACTGTCTGTCGCACCTGTTGAAGCAGGATCACCTCTCCATATTCCTGCAACATAAAGAGCATCAGAAGTTACATGAGGTTGCATAACAAGACCTATGTTTGTTGCTGTAATAACTTGAGCAGTAGTTATATCTCCTTCTGTTAAAGTCAGTTGGACATTTCCACATATTTGAACAGCTTGTGCTTCTGCTGCTGTTATGTCTATTGCTGCGCTAGAATGCCCTAGTTTTTGAGCACCTGATGGAGCACTTCCATCTGTTTGACCTACTGCAAATATAAGTTCTAATGGAGCACCTGAATCATCTGCATCTAACACTCCTACACTTTGTAGCATTGTTGCTACACCTTTTTCAGAACAAGCACCTGGGATAGTAGTCCAATTAAAAGCTACATGATTATCGTCATTATCGTCAGCAGCAATTGTAGGTTGAATTTTTATAACTCTTCTGAGATTTCTTTTTATCTCACTCATTATTCTTTCTCCTTCTTAGCTTTTGGTGCTTTTTTAGGTTCTGCTTTAGCTTTAGGCATTTCAATTTCCATGTCAAAATTTTTATTTTTCTTCCATTGGTCTACTCTCGCTTTTCCAGCCATGTATTGCACACCTGTTCTTTTGCCTGATGGAGCAAAAGCTCCTTTAAATTTTACTTTTATATCTTTCATTCATTCTCCGAGTTGTTATAAGGGGAGCAAAAACTCCCCTTATAATGTTAAGATAAACTACTTGCTTACTACCAAGCAGTTGTGCCTTCTTCAACAATACCCCAAACTTTAGTTTGAGAAGCATCTTGAATTAATTTAGATCCATAAATCATATCACCAACTAATTTGTGTGCGATATAATCAATGTCATATTCAGATTGAACTTCAGGCTGTTTGCTGAAAGCATAGCCTAAACCTGAATTATGAACTACGAATCCACCAAGAACATTTGCATTATTTAATGCACCATCATCAGAATCAACAGCAGCATTTGCATTTGTTGATGAGATGTTGTTAGAAAGCACTACATCCATACCCATAACTGTACCAACTAAGCCATTTTGAATATCGGCTGTGTTAGTTTTAGAAATATGAATAAAGTCATCTATTCTAAACAATGAAGCATATAGAGTTGGATTTAAAACTAATGTGCACTCATTAAGAGGGCAATCATTTTCCATCACAACTTTTGATATATGTGCCAATGTTAAAGCATCGATAGTTTTTGCAACTGTGTTACCTGCTATGTTGATACACTCAGTTGTCAATGCTAAAGTAGCTTCTAATGAAGCATCGAAACCTAAAGCCATTTTATAACCGATTGAATCTGCATACATAGATAATAGATCAGAATTTGATTGCACTTTTCCCATGTCATCTATCATTGCTGAAGCATAACTATGAGATGTTACATCCAATGCGATTTCATCTTCTGTTGCATTAGTATAGTTCACAGGAACATGAGGTTCTTTTGTTGTGATATTTGCCACATCAGCGACTGATGGAATATGAACCTTATCTCCACCAGCAGATACTAGACCTGAATAATCTGTTCCTAGATTTGCTAATACTAGATTTTTTTTGAATGAAGCTCTTACTGCCTGTGCCCATACTTCAGGTATAAATACAGCTAATTCTGTATCTGAAGCATATGAAGCAGCAGGGTTAGCTAGTCCTGTACTTGTTGCCATTTAAATCTCCTTTAAGATTTTTGCTTCTGAGGTTGTTTTTTGTACTGACTTAGAATAGTTGTCCAGTTTTGCTTTAAATTTTGTCTATCAGACCAATCTATAGGTTTTTCTGGAACAGCTTTCCTTGCATTACCAACAACTTCAGGAGCATTTTGTTTTGTGTTATTAATTTTACTCGTTACATACTCAAGAGTTTCTAAGTCTAATTTAGCCAAAGATTCTCTTTCATCTTCAGGATGGTTCTCTAATAAAGAAGTTCTTTTTACCTCTTCATATTTAGCCCACTTACTAGCATTAGAAGTCAAACTTTCAATTTCAGAAGAAGCCTTTTCATATAAGGTTTTAAATTCTTCTTTTTCTTTTAGCCTACCTTCTTCTGCTTTAGCTTTAGCTTTTTCGTATTCAGCTAATTTAGCTTCTGCATCCTGTGCTCTTTTTCTATACTTTTTGCTTTCTGCAATATACTGATCATTCGAGCTATCTTGAACAGTTTCTGTAGCAGGACTTTCACTAACTGTTTCTGTCTTTGCTTGTGTTTGTTCTTCGGACATACTGTCCTCCTTTTTATATTAAAATAAATGAATAATGCATAATTTTGCATAATTCTTATAGATAACTTAAATTAAAAGCAGGTAAAAATGCAAATTTTTGGATAATTCACTACAAAATTATAAAGAAAAGTGGTTTGACTACATGGATTACAAGCCACACTTAGGGCAAAGCAAACTGCATTACCCTACGAAGGACACTGCAAGGTTTTTTGTCATGGTTTGTGGGAGAAGGTTTGGTAAGACGACTGCATCTGCTATGGAAGCAACATATTATGCTTCTCAACCCAACAAAAGGATATGGCTGGTTGGCTTATCCTACGATAAAGCAGATTTAATGTTTAGGGAAATTTGGAAAACAATGGTAGTTGGGCATCCAAATGACATTAAGAGAGCTTCAGAAAAAGACAGGTTTATACATTTTAAATGGGACACAGTAGTTGAGGCTAAATCAGCAGACAATCCAGATTCTCTGGTTGGAGAAGGATTAGATCTATTAATAGTTGATGAGGCTGCCAAAGTTAAAAGTAAAATATGGGATATGTATTTATCTCCCACTTTGTCTGACCGAAAAGGGAAGGCTATTTTTATCACAACACCTGAAGGGTTTAATTGGATTTATGACTTATATCTCCTTGGGCAAAGCGATGAATTATGGGAATCTCACCAAGCTCCCTCTTGGGATAACCATTATGCCTTCCCTGAAGGTAAACAAGACCAATTTCTTCTTGAAAGAAAAAGAAATATGGCTAAAGAAGTATATCAGCAAGAGTATGGAGCAGCTTTTACTTCATTTGCTGGTAAAGTTTATCCGATAGAAAGAAGTTTAGATGTAGGTAATTATAAATATAATCCAAACTTACCTACTTATTGCTCTATAGATTTTGGTTACAGGATGCCAGCAGTTGGTTGGTTTCAAATATATAGAGTTGGTGGTTTTTACCATATAAATATGATTGACGAAATAATACATAAAACAAATGTCAAAACAGATGAATTAGCCTTAAATATTAAGGCAAAGAAGTATAATGTAGTTAAATATTTTGGTGATCCTGCTGGAATGCAGGCTCAAGGGCAGTCAGGGCTAGGAGATATAGAGATTTTTAAGAAGCATGGCATAAATGTCCACACTAAAAGAGATAAAGCCTCAAGAAGTATAGCATCAGGTATATCTCATGTAAGAGGTTTTATAGAAAATGCCCAAGGCGAAAGATTTTTTCATATAAATGAGAAATGTGTAGGAATAATAACAGATTTAGAGAATTATCGTTATCCTGAAGTAAAAGAAGGAGCAGATTTAAAACCTGAGCCTGTAAAAGATGGTTTTCACGACCATGGTTGCGACATGATAAGATATTTTTTTATAAACAAGTTTCCAATTAAACAAAGAGAATTTAAAGTGAGGACAAGATGACAAATATGACAGTAGAAGAAATTATAAAGCAATCAGTATCTGATTCTAAGTTAATGAATCAGAAAAATAGAAGAGAATGGGTTCGTAAAATGCTCGACTATTATGGAGGGAATGGAACACACAGTTATATAGAAAGTTACTTTGCTGCTGATGCTTTTAGAGAAATCCCCTGTTATAATGCAAACTTTACTAGAAGATTTGTTAATAAAATGAGCAGAATCTACACAGTAGGTGCTAATCGTAATGTAAGTAACGAATATGACCTACTGACTATTAAAAAAGATGCTAGAATGAAGCATGTAGAAAGAATGACTCGTTTAATGGGAACTGTAGCTACACAAATTATATATAAAGAGATAAATGGGATGCCATTTTTTGATTATAGACCTGTTTATTACTTTGATGTGCATTTAAAAGACCCATTTACACCTTCTGCTATCATGTATCCACTATTAATGCAACCTGAAGACATAAATAATACAGAAAAATGTGAATGGGCTTACTGGGATGAGTCAATTTATGTTCATTATGACGAAACAGGCAATATAATTGACGAATATGAGCATGGGTATGGTGTTTTACCATTTTTATTTACTCATAGAGAGGAACAAATAGACGAATTTTTCGTAGATGGTGCTAATGACATCGTAGATTGTAACGAACAAGTAAATATTGCTATGACAGAAATGCAATTAGGGTTAAGATTCCAAATGTTTGGTCAGCCATTTATGACAGGAGTAGATTCTGATAAAAGGATTGAAAGAGCAGGTTCAGATCAGATAATTGACCTACCTGAAGGTGCAAGTTTTGGAATTGTATCACCAGCAGGCAATATTGAGTCAGTTATTGAGAATATTAAGTTCCAGGTGGACTTAGTAGCACAAAATAACCACTTATATGTTCAATTTGCACAAGATGGTGGCGAAACTCCATCAGGAATTGCACTTAAAATCAAAGATTTAGAGAGATTTGAGGATTATCAAGACGATATAGAGCTTTGGAGGATGTATGAGCATGAATTATACTATGTTGAAAGAGAAATTGCTGCTTATAACAATATAAACCTTCCAGAAAAGCTAATGTTAGACTTTAACGAGCCTGAATATCCAAAAACAGTACAAGATCAGATATTATTAGACGAACATAGATTAAGACATCATATGTTAGATGAAGTAGATCTACTAATGGAGTATAATAAAGACTTATCTAAAGGTCAAGCTGAGAAAATTATAGAAAAAAATAAAAAAGCTATGGAAGATAAGCACTTACAAGCTATGGAAGCTGGTGAATACGAGGAAGTAGAAGATGCTAACTAAAATAGAAACAAATTTTGATTTTTCTAAAGCACTTAAAGACTTAGATGAAACTATAGACGATACTATGGCTGAGGTTGGTGGTGAAAATGTAAAATCTATCAAGCAAACGATAGATAATCTTGGTTATGGTCAGTACCCTGCATTAACAAAAAAAAGAATAGAAAATAGAAAGCT